GCAAATCTGTCGTGATGCTGCTGGGTACTCCAGGCAAGCGCTTGTGGAGTACTCTGGCAGGTGGAAACGTGCGTGGCCTGCTGCGCTTCACTGCTGCTATCGGCATTGCCGTCGTAGGACCCAACGTGTACAAGGTGAATACCTCCGGCGTTGGCACGCTGTTGGGGGTTATCGAAGACGGTACTACTCCAGTCAGCATGGCGAGCAACGGCACGCAGATCATGCTCGTGACAGGCCCTAGCGGGTACGTGCTGAACCCTGTTGCGAACACACTGGTGAAAATCACAGACCCAGCTTTCGCTGGAGCGGATACGGTACAGTTCGAAGACGGGTACTTCGTTTTCAACAAGACAGGTACGGGGCAGTTCCAGATAACCCAGCTCTATGGTACGAGCATCGACGCGTTGGATTTTGCTACTGCTGAAGGAGCACCGGATTTGCTGTTGTCTCTGCTCGTGGATCACCGTGAGATATGGCTGTTCGGCGAAACCAGTACTGAGGTATTCTTCAACAGTGGCAACGTGGACTTCCCGTTCGAGCGCATCAATGGCGCGTTCATCGAGCAAGGCTGCGCTGCGAAATTCAGCCCTGCCAAGATGGATAACACCGTGTACTGGCTCACCTCTGATGAGCGCGGTTACGGCACCGTGCAGCGTGCGCAAGGGTACAGCCCTCAACGTATCAGCACCCACGCGCTTGAGTATGCTATCAGCCAGATGCCCCGTATCGATGATGCAGTGGCGTACACGTATCAGCAAGAAGGCCATTCGTTTTATGTGCTGACCTTTCCGACTGCTCAGAAGACTTGGGCATACGATGCGGCTGTGAACTTGTGGCACGAACGTGCGTGGCGTGATCCAGCTACGGGCGACCTGAAGCAAGACCGTGCTATCTGCCAGATGGCCTTCGCAGGCGAAACGATTGTTGGTGATTGGGAGACAGGCAAGCTCTACGTATTGGACCTGGACTACTTCACTGATAACGGTGACCTGATATCTCGTATTCGGTCTTGCCCCCATATATCCAGCTCCGATTACAAGCAACAGTTCTTCGCTTCGTTGCAAGTGGATATGCAGGCAGGTGTTGGACTGACTACGGGGCAAGGCAGCGACCCCAAGGCGATGTTGCAGTGGTCTACGGACGGTGGGTATTCCTGGAGCAACGAGCTCTGGGCTTCCATCGGCAAGATAGGAGAACGTCGAGCTCGTGTGAAATGGCGCAGACTTGGTCGTAGCCGTGACCGGGTATTCCGAGTCACAATTACAGACCCTGTTCGTGTGGCTATCATTGGGGCCAGCGTGCAACTTTCCGAGGGAATGTCATGACCGAGACACTACGGTTTATCCCCCCACGAGTCGCGTTCGTGGATTTGCGCACTGGCATGGTTACTCGGGAATGGTATCTGTTCTTCCAAGGCATGTTCGATCGCGTTGGTGGGGCAACAGGGGCTAGCACAACGGATATCGTAGCGAGCCTGTTCGAGGATGCAGGCAGTAGCGAGACAAACGCCATGCTGTTTGATCTTGAACAGACTGTCGGCCAATACCCCCTTCCTTTTCCACCTGACCAGTTTCAAGATATTGCACCAGCTACCCAGCAACTGACTCAGATAGACAATATCACCGCTGAGCTCTCTGCCCTGCAAGACCGGGTAGCCGAACTGGTCAAGGAGCTCGATTCCATCAAACAAGGCACTCTCATTTAGGAGCACATCATGACCGTTACCGCAAAAGCACTTTTCGAACCTCTGCAAGCCCAGAACGCTGAGACCACTCAGTACACCACACCAGCAGGCACCCGCACCATCATCGACAAGTTGACAGGCACCAACACAACGGGTGCAGCAGCCACACTGACTATCAAGCTCGTTGCTTCTGCTGGTGCAGCCAGTGCATCCAACACCATCGTTTCGGCTAAGACGCTGCAACCCGGTGAGGCGTACACCTTCCCCGAAGTCGTCGGCCATGTGCTGAACCCAGGAGACTTTATCAGTACTCTCGCTGGTACTGCTGCTGCGATCACAATCCGTGCCAGTGGTCGTGAGGTAAGCTGATGCCTCATTACGATGAAGCTCGGGGGTTGTTGAACAACACCATTGCGCAAGATGCGACCTTGGTCGCTACTGCTACGCATGCGGCTGCATCCAAAGCGACCCCCGTTGACACTGACGAACTACCCCTCGTAGATAGCGCTTCTTCGTTTAGCTTGAAGAAGCTGACGTGGGCTAACCTGAAAGCCACGCTCGCCGCTTGGCTGAATAGCGCACTGATCCCAATCAGCGTCACAGTCGCTAAATCTGCGAATGGTATCACGGTATCCCTAACGGTAGCTTCTGCAGCCAAGATGCACCTAGGTAGCGGGACAGACAACAGCCCCGCGATCAAGACTACGGAACTTCTGTTCTCCGCCGATGACGCTGCCTGGACAGGTTCGGGGGCTTCTATAGGTGAAGAGAGAACGTGGCTCAGCGTCTCTGACCTAGTTGTACGCACGTCCAATGGTGGTGCTAGAGCTGAACGTGCAAGGTTCACTGGTGGGGGTATGACCGTACAGGGTCAAGTAACCAGCTCCGGCGGTGCCACGCTGCAAGCAACATCTGCAGCGCTTACTAATGGAGCTGGTGCCTCTGTTGGCACCTTGGCAAACGCACCAGCAGCAGGCAATCCGACCAAGTGGGTCGGCATCAACGACAACGGCACAATCAGGTATATCCCAACATGGTAAACGAACTTACGCTGAACCCAGCAGAGGTCATGCACAACTTGACGGTCAACGGAGTAGGTGCTGCTGAAACAACCATGCTGTCACATGAGCAGGCGTATTGCCCTGTGAACCACTACTTCGGTCCCGGCATTTATATCCGTGAGGTATCCATGGCTGCTGGCATATTCGCCATCGGGCACAGACAAACCCAGGAGCACGTGAACATACTGCTCAAAGGCAGTGTGCTCATGATGAACGAAGACGGCACTACACAACGGATGGAAGCCCCACTGATGTTCACAGGTAAACCCGGTCGCAAGATGGGGTACATCTTGGAAGACGTGGTGTGGCAGAATATCTACGCGACAACTGAACGTGACGTGCAGGTGCTCGAAAGTATGTTCCTGGACAAATCCCCAGCATGGGTTGATGCGAACGAACTACGCATGAAGTCGGAACACATACTGCGTGAGGCAGATCGTGTGGACTTCGCAGAGGTACTGTTCCGGTCAGGGTTCTCTGCAGAAACAGTCCAGCGTCAGTCTGAGAATACCAGCGACCAGCGTCCTATGCCTGCTGGTGCCCAGAAGTTCAAACTAGGCCAGTCCCCAATACACGGTACAGGGGTGTTCGCTACTGCCAACGTAACTGCCCACGAGGTTATCGGGCCAGCGCGACTCGAAGGGTTGCGCACCCCATTGGGTCGGTACACCAATCACTCAAAAACCCCGAACGCGTACATGCGTCTCCATGGTAGCGGTGACATCAGCCTAGTAGCTCTCCGTGATATATCGGGCTGCAACGGTGGCCGAGACGGAGATGAGGTGACAATAGACTACAGGCAGGCTCTGCGACTATCCGGAATAACCTGCTCAACTACAGGAGAACTAACATGAGTGGAATTGCAACAGCGATCGTGGGCTCCGCTGTAATAGGTGGGGTAATGAGTAGCAATGCTGCTGGTGACGCAGCCGATGCACAGGTCCAGTCTTCACGAGAAGCCAACGCTACTCAACTGGCAATGTTCAACCAGAACCGGGAAGACCAACAGCCGTGGCGTGAAGCTGGTATCACCGCTCTGGGACAACTTGGTGCGGGCACAACCGCCGGAGGGGACTTCAACCGTGATTTTACTCTGGCCGACTTTACCAAAGACCCAGGATATGACTTCCGCATGAAGGAAGGGCAGCGAGGTTTGGATTCGAGCGCGGCTGCTCGTGGGGGTGCTCTCAGCGGTGCTGCTATCAAAGCCTCCGAACGGTACAACCAGGACTACGCTTCTGGTGAATATCAGAACGCCTACAACCGATTCAACGCCGACCGTACTGCTCGGTTCAACCGACTCTCGTCTCTCGCTGGTGTGGGCCAAACGGCTACGAATCAAGTAGGTGCACAAGGTGCGCAAGTGGCGTCCAGCATCGCAGATAACCAGATCGGTGCGGGCAATGCTCGTGCCAGCGGGTACGTCGGGCAAGGCAACGCGATGAGTGGCGCAGCGAGTACTCTTGGCAACTTCGCCATGAGCAAGTACTACATGAACAACGCGCCTCAGTATGGCGGTGGCGCGTCCAGCTACGGTGCTGGTGTTCAAGGTGGGTGGGGTAGCACTGGAGCAGAGATGCCTGTCTACGGTTGAAAGGAAACATAACATGCCAATCGATTCTTCTATCGCAATGTCGGGTCGCCAGTTTCATATGGCTGACCCTCTCGAGATTCAGAGCAAGGTCGCTACGCTCGGCCAGCTCGCAGGCCAGCAGCAGCTCCAGCAGATGCAAATCCAAGCTGCTCAGCGCACGCAAGACCAGGAGAACACGCTCGCTGATCTGTACAAGGGTAACGTGAACCCAGACGGCACAGTCAACCGTCAGGGCGTGATGTCTGGTGCTGCTCAGCGTGGCTTGGGTTCCAAGATTCCAGGCATGCAGAAGCAGTTCGCTGACGCTGATAAAGCTACGGCAGACGTCAAGCACGTTGGTGCTCAGACAGGCGAGCTTGAGTGGAAGACTGCCAAGGGCAAGATCGAAGCTTCTGGTGCTGCACTCAGCTCCCTGCTCGCAAACCCCAACACTACACACGATGAAGTCATCCAGACGATGGTGGGTCTGGTGAACCGAGGGGTCGTGACTCCAGAACAAGGCCAGCAAGCTATACGTGAGTTGCCCGGTGACCCCGTACGGCTGCGTCAGTACCTCGTGCAGAAAGGCATGGAGGTCATGGAAGCTGGCAAGCGCATGGAGATGCTGGCACCGAAGCGACAAGAGGTCAACGACGGCAAGACCACATCTTTCGTGGACGTCAACCCGTACACGAATCCTCAGGGGCCTGCACCTATCAAGATGCAGACCACTCCAGGCCAGGACCAGAGCAACGCGACGCAGGTTCGTGGCCAGAACCTTGTCAACGCACGGGCAGTGGATGCAAACGGCATTGCACAATCAGCAGCGCGCACGCAAGTGGTGGAGGGTCCTGATGGCTTCGTGCTCATCGACAAAGGTACGGGTCTGGCTCGCCCTGCTGCTAC